CCGAGAAGCAGGAACACGCTCGTGAGGGCACCGACCACGATCTTGAGGGCCACGTCGAGGTCGCTCAAGGCGACGGCCACGACGCTCCCCGCCGTGAGAGTGGCGATGAGGTCGTGGATTTTTCCCGTGAGGTTGAAGTGCATGGGGATCAGGCTTCGAGGAGGGCGAGGATGGAGGCAGGGGTGACGAAGCCCATGGTCTTGAGGCTGCCGGTCCCGCCGATGGAGCGAACCCGCGTGGTGATCCAGTCGCCCTCGCGGTCCTTGGCCGAAGTGGTCGGATCAAGGGAGGTGTTGGCTTCGATGGTGGACATGGACTTGCCCGATGCGGCGCTGACAATGCCCGCATGTCCATTGGAACTGGTGCCGTGTCGTGCGAGCCAGACCGCGCCGGGGGCGGGTTTGTCGGTGAGGAATTTTCGGGCGCGGAAATTCCCGGCGCTGGTGACGCAGTGCGGCGTCATGACCTTGTGCCAGCGCTGAATCTTCGCCTCGGGGAATTCGAGGGAACGCAGGGCGGCAGCGACCACGCCTTCGCAATAGGCGGCGCAATAGGCCCATCCCTCCTCCCACGGAGAAGGCCGCATCAGTTTGCGGAGTTCCTCGGCGATGGCGTAGTCCCGCACGGGAGTCTTCGGGTTGTCCCAGTCGGAGTTCTTGCGGACTTCGCGGAGGCCGACGAAGCGGCTCGCTTCCCGAACGATCTGGGCGGCAAGGGTATCGGTGCTGACGTTCATCAGGCGACCTCCTTTCTCCAGTTGATGCGGAGGCGGCCGTAGGCGGCCATGACCAGGCCGACCAGTTCCATCAGGGTGTTCCAGTTGGTCTGGAACCAGCCGATGATGCCTTTGACTTCCTCGGTCGGAACGGTGAACCCGAAAAGGTGACCGAGTGCGCCGAGGGCGGTGAGAAGGATGCCGAGATAGGTGAGTTTCCCCTGGAGGAATTGCTTGGGATTCATGTGGCGGGTGGGTTGTGCCCGCCCGGTCCCCTGGCGATTTTTTGCGGCGGCTCGGTGGCGTCGCAGGAAGTTCGGTCGGGGCATCGGGTCGGGCGGGTTCGCTCCCGATCCGCGTGTCAATCGCCCGCGCCTTCCTCCTCGCCCTCGGGCGCATCCCCTCCGGCTTCCCGGCCCACCAGTTTCAGCATCACCGCCGCGCAGACCTGCATGGCCTCGCAGTCGAGGTAGTGGTTGGGACGGTCGCCGATCTGCTGCCAGAGCCACTTGCCGCCCTTCTTCACGCGGCGCTCGCTTTCCATCTGCTTGAGGTAATCCTCGGCCGCGTCCTCGGGGATTTCCCAGGTCGGGCCGCGCTCGGGGTCCTGGTTGCGCCGCAGGCGGGCGAGCATGTCCTTGATGTTGAGGTTGGACCAGTAGAAGACCGAACAGCCCTGGGTGCGGTTGAGGACGACCTTGCGACGCGGCGAGTAGAAGCGGTGGACCTTGCGGCCGTCCCGAAGCCGGTGGAGGAAGGTGGGACGACGGTCGCCCATCAGGGCGGTCCAGCCGCGCTTGGCGCACTCGCGATACACGTCATAGGTGGCGTGGCCGGCATCCACGAAGACGAGGTTGGAGTGGATGCCGAAGCGCTCCTGGAGTTCGTCCACATCGTCCCAGGTGAGGAGCCGTTCGTGCCAGAGCAGCCGCGAGGATCCGTCCGCCGCCCAGCCACGCGCCACGGCGAAGAGGTGATCTATCTGGCAGTCCACCGTGAGGATGCGCATCGGAGCCGCCGCCTCTTCGGGGGCAAAGGGTGCCTCGAGGATTCGCCCCTTCGCATCGAGGGCGGCTTCGCTTTCCCAGGATTCACCGAGGCGATAACCGCTCGGCTCGATCTCCAGGCGGAAGTCGTCCACGAAATCCCGCCAGGGAAGGGCGAGGCGTTTCTGGTAGAAGATCTTGAGCGGCTCCAGGTCGCCCATGCGCGCGGCCTGCTTGGCGCGAAGGTAGAGTTCGGCGAGCCTCCCCCAACTCATCGCGCAGAGGGCGTTCCAGTGGAAGCCCACGTTTTCAGTCGAGGCGTTCGGGTTTTGGGCGACATAGCGGCCGGTGGTGTTGAGTCGTCGGCGGGACCGGTCGCTGTCCTCGAACTGATGGCCGCAGCCTTCGCACCGGAGCGAGGCGGTGGCGCGGATCTGGGCGAAATCCCATTCGCCGGTTTCGTCGCGGGCGTCCTTGCTCCACTCCACGTTTTCCCATTTCCAGGGCTGCCGCAGTTCGCACTCGGGACATTGAAAGGTCCACTCGCGCTGATCGGTCGTCTCGAACTTCCGGTGGGTGTCGTCGTGTTCCTCGCCGCCCTGGCTGAGAAAGAGGCATTTGCCGAGCCACCCGAAGGCGGTGACACGCGCCTCGGCCTCGGCCATGTGGCCGGTCGGCCAACGCCAGGTCTCGTCCCCGATCAACCAGCGGATCGAACGGCGCTGGAGGTTGGTCTTGTTGTGGGCACCGAGCACCCAGAGCGTCATGCCGTTGGAGAAGTGCTTGGTCGCCGTCTTCATCCGGTGGCGGTTGTTCGGGAAGAGCGCCTTCACCGCCGGGCAATCCTCGAAGAGCTGGCCGATGCGGCTCTCGGCCTGGTCGCGGGCGTCGTCGTCGGTCTGGTCGAGCCAGAGCGTGGGACCGGGCAGGTTGGCGATGATGTAGCAGAGACCGAGTTCGCCGATGGTGGTCTTGCTCGACTGGATCGAGGCGATCACCGAGACGACCCGAACGCGGGGATCGACGAGGGCTTCGAGCGGTTCCTTCAGCCACGGTGAGTTGTCCGAGCGAAATCGACCCGGCACCGGCGAGTAGGGGATCGCGTGGACATGCTCCTCGGCCCAGGCCCAGGGCGGGCGACGGTCGGGCGGCTTCCAGGCGGCCCGCCAGATTTCATCGAGCGCCTCGATCACAGTAGTAACCGGTATTGCGGATCAACGATCTTCGCGTTTTTCCGCAGGTTAGCGCGAGCGTCCAGTGGACGAAGATTGCTGAAATGGAAGCATCGCTGGACTTGTTCCGGGGCGGTCAGATCGAATGCGGAAACCGGGATGATGTGGTCGATGTGCCACGCCTTCCCGTAGTTCTCCCAGGACATCGATCTGGTGAACTGGCGCTCCACATATTTCGTAAACTCTTCGAACGAGCACCCGAGCAACGCTTCAGTGCTCGGCCGACCCGACTTTCGACGGATGAATTTTGAAAGCCGGTTGCGGAGATTGTGGGCGAGCCGCTGCGTCGTTCCGCTCCGATAGCGCTTCTGATAAGCGATTTTTCGTTCCCGGTGCTTCTCGCGATTGGCTCGATGATAAAACCGGTCATAGCGGCGCTTCTGCTCTCGGCGTCGGCCTTGGCTCGCTTTTATCCGTTCTTTGTTGGCGAGGTAATATCGATGCTTCTTCTCAAGCAACTGCTCTCGGTTTTTTGCTCGGTATTCTCGCTGATAAGCCCTTCGATCAACGGCCATGCAGATGGCCCCGGCGTCAACTAGCCCTGCCCCGCGTGAAGGGCCGCCAGCACTTCATCAATCGCTTTCCGGACCTCGTCCTGAATGCCTACCGCATCGAGACCCGAAAGGATGGGCGGCAACTCCGACTCTAGCTTGTTGCGCAACAGGCTCACGGCCCGTCCCACCCGCGTCGTCCACTCCTGCCTCACCACGTCGAGGGGCACGTAGAGTTCTTTCTTCACCGCGAGGCGCAGTTCCCGCTCCTCCACTTCGGCGAGGAGCTTTCGCGCCTTGAGGCTCGCCTCTTCGTCGGTGGCGGGCGCTTCCGATCCCTTGAGGTTGTGTTGCTGCATGAACTCGCGCCACGCCGCTACCTCATGCAGTCCGTTGGCCGCGGCCTTGGGGGCGTCCTTTCGCCGTCGCCAGTGCCCGAGGGACTGTCGGCTCACCCCGAGAATTTCCGCGAGCTCCACGAAGTTGCGGGCGTGGGTGGGACCGGAGTGCCCCGCCGACATTCCGGCGAGGTTCTGGAGCATGGAGTGCTCGGAACGGGTCAGCTTCTTGCCCTCGTGGACACGTTTGACCAGGTTGGCGAGATCCTTGTGGAGGAGTTTGCGGGCGACATCGGGCGGAAGAACGGATTCCATCTTGCCCGAGGAGACGGAGTCAACGTCATCACTCGCGTTGACACCCGCCTCGCGGGGTGAGCATCCCCGTCCACTGCGCCCATACCGCGCTGATCGATCCGAACGGGTTGAAGCCGAACCCGGTCAATCCGAACCGGCACAGTGCGCACCAGATCCAGTTGCTCGCCTCGATCATCCAGGACCAGGGCTGGCGCAATCCGATCACGGTTTCCAAACGGAGCGGACTCGTCGTGCGCGGGCACGGTCGGCTCGAGGCCGCCCTGCTTCTCGGCTGCGAGACTGTGCCAGTGGACGAGCAGGACTACGGCTCGGAAGCCGAGGAGCTCGCTGACCTCCTCGCCGACAACCGCCTCGCGGAGTTGGCCGAACTCGACGAGGACGACCTGCGCCGGCTCATCAAACAGATCGAGGAAGCCGATCCCGCCTTCGATCTCGAACTGACCGGCTTCATGGAGGACGAGATCCGCAAGCTCTTCGAGGACGACGATCCGGCGGACGACATCGAACCGATCCCGCGCATGGAATGCCAGGCCTTCGAGCATCACGACTACCTCGTCTTCATGTTCCACGACCTGCGCGACTGGATGCTGGCGCTTCAGCTCATGGGCGTGC